CGAGAGGCGTGCATCATGCAAACGGCGCGCTGGTACAAGCGCCTGCAGGGCGCAATGGCCGATGCGCTGGCCAGCGCAGATCTGGGCGAGCTGATGTACGTTCAGAAGCTCGATCCAGACATTGCGGGCATCTTGATCGATGGGCGCTATGTCCGAATTGCGACGGGGCGAAGATGAGCGAAGTTGATGGCACAATCCGAGGACTTGATCAGTTTCAGGCAAAAGTTGACCAAGTGCAGCGTGACATAAGCGGATCACCCATGATGACCGCGATGGGGCAAGCAACATTGATCGTCACACGGGCAGCGCGCAAAAATGCACCCGTTGATCGTGGGCCGCTGCGTGCGTCCATTGTGCCCGAGGTTGTACAGCGTGACAAGATTGTAACAGGTATCGTTGGAAGCAACCGCGAGTATGCGCCCTACCTGGAGCTAGGGACCAGGCCATTCTGGCCGCCCTGGCAGCCGCTATACGAATGGGCGCTACGCAAGCTGCGCGGGGATCAACAGGGCGCCCGCGCCTTGGCGGCCGGCGCACGGCTGGCCATCTCGCGGCGCGGCATCCAGGCCAAGCGGTTTCTGCAACGTGCTGTAGAGGATAACGCCGCTCGGGTGAGAGGCATTATCGAGCAGGCTTTAGGCCGGATCGTGAGGCAGTGACATGCCAATTGTGACGGTAGGCGAGATTTGCACGGCGATTTCCACAGTGCTGGCGACAGTGGTAGGCGTGAATCGCGTCCAGGACTATGACGAGTTGACCGAGGGAATGAACACCCTCCCAACAATCCAGGTATACCCGGAACGATGGGAGGTAGATGTCGCTACAGGGACCGATCGCACCACATTTGTGGATGGCGTGACGGGCATCCCCGGCGTGCGTCAGACTGAGATCATAATCCGGGCCGATCTGTATGTGCGGCAACGCTCCCAACTCAACGAGGACTGGGGCGATGCGGTTGATTTGGCAAGCCTGGTCACAGACAAACTAGACGAAGAGGGCTCATGCCCGCTTTTCTCGCAAGTCGGCATCCGATCGATGCATTGGACATGCCAGCGGGTGGTGTTCGACTATGCGACTGTGCTCTACACCGGCTACCGGTTCGAGATTGTGATAAGGGTTTTCTAATGCTCTACCGCATTCACCAAAAACTGCTCATTGACCAGGCCGGTGGAGTCTTTATCGAGGGCGGCGACGGATGTGTGCATACGCTCTCCATGCTGAGTGCCAACACACATAAGGCGCTGCTCACGACCGGCGCGATCAGCGAGGTGCAGGCTCCTCCCCTTGTAACGTTTTGGGGCGACGGCGGCCGTGCGTCCAAGCTGGCCGACCTGGGCATTGATACCATTGCTTTTGTGACTATGAAACCGTGCGATGTGGCCTATGCGATCCGGGCCAGTCTGCGCAAGGAAGATGAGGATCAGGAGACATTCAATCAGCGAGTGGATAAACTCGCTCTTGCTGTAGAACGATGGCAAGGCGAGATCAAGAGTTATCTTGGAATCGACAGCGCCCGCGTGCGGCGCTGAGGTGAAAAGCGGGGCCAGGTGGCCCCACAGGAGTGAAACAAAATGCCACAGACAACTAGTAGTGTCCCTATCGCGTGCGCGTATGTGGGGATCAGCACCGCGTCAGACTGTTCTGCTTTCACAAACGTGAGCGGGTCGGCGAACAGTGTAACCGGGATCGAGCAGATGAAAGCGGTTGCAGACGAGTACACACTTGATGGTGAGGTAGCGATCAGCGAGTTGGGCAAGCGGCAGCCATCGGATATTGTGGTCCGCTGTATGTTCAATGCCAATGCGACCGAAGCGTACCGGCTGGCCCGCGAGGCTTTCCGCGATTCTGTGTGCGATGGCAAAATCTGCTTGCGCGTGATCCCCGGCGGCGCGGTGGCCGGGAACGAGGGTTGGCAGACAAACTACGCACCCGTGATCCGCATGCGCTGGCCGGATGTGAACGCAGGCGAGGCGGGGCCAGCAATGGCCGAATTCACCGTACACGCTGCCGATATCGATCCGTTTGTCTACGCTAGCTAGGGCGCGGCTGAAAGGGGGTACAAATGCCTGAGCGGCTATCGACGCGGACCTTTGATGCATCCAGCGTACAGGGCGATGGCTCGATCTTGGTGCTGCGCGGCGCAACCGTGGGTGAGGTGCTTGGCAATCGCCGGGCGGCAGAGGCGCGCGATACGTGGCGCTACCGACTTGGCCGGTGGTTGGGGCGCCTGTTTCGCCGTGCGCCCTCCCCTTCTGACCAGATGCGGAATAACATGCGCTACTATGCCGGTTTCGTGCGCGGCTGGAATTGGGTGGGCGACGGCGGCGATCCGCTTCCACTGCCTGCTGATGATCTGACGGTGATCGAGCGCCTGACCACTGACGAGATGGCTTTCATCGTCTCGTGCGTCAACGGCGAACGGCAGACGGAGGAGCAAAAAAACTGATCGATCGGGCTGCCGGCGTTTTGTGGACGGGAACGGGCAGCCCGCCGTGGGCCTACGTGCTTTACCGTGCGCGCAAGCTGTACAAGTGCACGCCGTCACAGCTTGAGAACGAGGACTTTGAAACGATGATGCAAGACATTCAGCTCGAAAACCTAGAGCGAAAGATTGCAGGTGGTTAGCCATGCCTGACCGCTATACGATTGCTGTCGAGATCGAGGCTAGGGACAAAACCAGCGGCGCGCTGGGCAGCGTTAAGAACGGGTTTAAGGAAGCATTTGATAATGTCGTGACTGGTGCTATGCGTCGCGTCGGTGAAAGTGTGACGCAATTTGTCCAACAATTACCACAGATGACCATCGAACTGGCGAAACTGGGCGTCTCTTCTCAGGCTGCAGAACGGCGATTCACCCAGTTCGCCGGGGGCGCCGAACGGGCGACAATGTTTCTTGACGCATTCAACGAGGGCACAGCAAATACTGTTGACCGGATGAGTGCAATGTCAAGTGCCGGACGTCTGCTTCAGATGGGCCTGGTTGAGACAGGCGATGAAATGGAGCAGATTTCAGCCATAGCAACCATGCTGGGCGATCAAACGATGGACGCCGGTAGCCGCATAGCTGACTTCGCAGCCCTCCTTGCCAACCAGTCTATTCCCCGTCTTGACAACTTTGGTATCTCAAGCGGAAAGGTGCGTGCCCGGATTGACGAGTTGATCAAATCAGGCCAGGCTCTTAACCGAGAACAAGCGTTCAAGATGGCTGTGATGGAAGAGGGAGCAAGGGCACTTAATACACTAGGTGATGTCTCAGATACTGCAGCTGTCAAGTTAAGCGCAGCCACAGCACAATGGCAAAATCTCAAACTCGAACTGGCAGAGGTGACACTTGGCTTATTGGATGCCTCTGGAGCCCTGGACACGGTGAGTGAATCTGCAAGCCGGCTGACATCGGCCACCAAGCGACTTCAAGAGTATGGACTTGCAGGCGAGGCAGAGATCGAAACAGCAATGCGCCGGGGGGCATCCGAGAGAGAGATAGCCCAAATCATTGCAAATGTGGAAGAGAGGTATAACCACGCCTCCGGTGAGATCGAACGTTACAGAAACACAATAGAGCAGGCCACGGAGATCCAGCGATACGCCTACACTACACAATCCTTGCTCGCACAAGAGACAGACAAGGTATCTGTTGCCTTTAGTAGTGAAGCTAGCATGGGCGACTTTGCCCGTGTCTCTATAGATCGTATGGCAATGGCAGCAGATGCACAGATTGAGGTATTAGGACGACAGCGAGAAGCGGCAGAAAATGCCGCTTTGGCTCAAGCAGGACTGGCTACCAATCTGAAAGACGCCACAGAGGCACAGATCGCACAAGCCGCTATCACTGAGTTGGGGCAAGCTCTCCAAGATGGCACAATCGATCTGGCGACTTACACAACAGCCGTCACAGAGACACAGCTTGCCTTTGGCCTGGCCGACGAACAGAGCATGTTCCTTACCCAAAGCCTGGGCGGTTTGACGAGCGCCCTTGCTGACGGCTCTCTGAAAGCATCCGATTATGATGAGGCATTAGGTGATGTTATCCTACAGTCAGAGGCGGCAGGTGTGGGAGTAGACACATTCGCCAATGCCCTCGACGGACTTCCCAAGCGGATTGATATCGAGATCGTCACCAAGTACCGGACTGAGGGAGCCCCACCAGCAAATGTCTCGACTCCGAACATACCCAGCAACATCCCAGAGTTTCAGCACGGATCGGCATTTGCTCCAGGTGGCTATGCCTGGGTTGGTGAGCGCGGTCCAGAAATGGCCTACATTCCCCGAGGCGCTGCGGTATACCCGACAGATCAGAGCCAGCACA